GTTGGCAGATAGATGGTGTTTGTTCTACCTACGGAAATGTTGATGTTAAGTTTGTAAAGAAATGGTATAACTTAACATGCCAAAAACTAATCTACGTATTAAGACAAAGAGATATTGTAGAAAACTTTATGTTCTGTGAATGGCATGAAAGACCAGAACGTTTACTAATAGAAGGCGATGTAGTTAAAGTAAATGTATTAGGGACTGTAGATTACTGGAATCTAATGGATTCACTAAGGACCTCACAATTTAATGGATACTACGTTGATGTCAAAAAACTTATATCGCAGCAAGGTTGATCACATAACTGACAAACCTTTTGCAAAATTTAAATGTAAAAAATGTAACAAATATTATTTGAGAATGCGTATTGATTCAGAGTTAAACCTCTGCCCACCATGCTCAAATGGAAAGGAACCTAATGAGATTAACGTTTGATATAGAAACAGACGGACTAGACGCAACCAAAGTTTGGTGTTTAGTAATGAAAGATATAGATACAGGTCGTATCATGAAGTACACAGACTACTCCGACAAGTATGATGGTGGTATTGAAGTAGGCTTAGCTGTCTTAAAGAATTCAGAACTACTAATTGCGCATAACGGTATAGGCTTTGATGCACTAATGATCTTAAAAATATATGGTATAGATTTATTTCATAAGAAATTCTTTGATACCTGGATTGCATCTCAAGTATTAAACTATAGAAGACCACACAAACATGGACTTTCAGGTTGGGGTGGTGCACTTAATTATCCTAAGTTTGATTTCAATGACTGGTCAGGATTCTCAGATGAGATGATGACTTATTGTGTAAGAGATGTACAACTTAATGCAACTGTCTTTACACATCTAATGAAAGAGATGGATCAACTTAAAGCTAAGCAACCTTTAATAAGTGAAGGTTTAAAATCTGAAATGGAAGCAGCAAAGTTTGATGCTTACTGCAGATATTATGGCTGGGAATTTGATGAAGCCAAAGGTAAAGAAGTACTCAGCGATATCATATCTAAGATGTCATTAATAGAAAAGACTGTTGAACCTAATCTACCACCTGTAACAAGGTATATAGATAAGGTTGCTAAGCTACCTAAGTTTACAAAGAAAGGTGAGTTCACTGCTACAACTACACGTATGCTAAGTGAATTTCTTAAGATAGAACTTAAGCCAACTGATACACATCTATGGGCAGCTAACAAAGAGTACCAAAGAAAGGTAACAGTTAAAGCTAATCTAGGTAACATGGAACAAGTAAAAGAATACTTATATTCTATTGGTTGGAAACCTGATGACTGGAAAATGGAACGTAGTGGTCATGGCTGGGTAAAGAAATCACCTAAACTTACCTCAACTTCTTTAGAAAAGGTTGGTGAACATGGTAAACTAATAGATGAATGGACTACACTTAGATCACGTAAAGGTATACTTGAAGGTTGGTTCCGTGAACTGGTAGATGGTAGATTACATGGTAGACTATGGGTAGTTGGTACTCCTACATTCAGAGCACGTCATGAAGTAATAGCTAACTTACCTGCTGCTACTGCTGTGTATGGTAAAGAATTACGTAGCTTATTGAAAGCAGAAGAAGGCCGTAAGATAGTTGGAGCTGACTCTAGTGGTAACCAATTCAGATCTCTTGCACATTATGTTAACTCAGATGAACTCACAACACAGATATTATCTGGAGATATCCATCAGTATAATGCAGACATTATTAAGACTGATAGACGTACAGCTAAGACCTGGATTTATGCGTTTCTATTTGGTGCTGGTGCTACTAAGCTAGGTCAAGTATTAACTGGTGTAAGTTCTTTAAAAGCTGGTAAAGAATCCATGGAAAGATATGGCAATGCTATACCAGGTTTAAAGATACTAAAAGAAAAGATAGAAAGTATATGGAGTGCTACCTCTAATCAAGGACCAGAAGGTTACGTGCCTGGTCTAGACGGTAGAAAAGTTTACACTCCTCAACCCTATCAAACTCTTAACTATCTATTGCAAAGCTGTGAAGCTATCACAACTAAATCAGCAGTAGCTTATCAGATAGATAAGATTAGAAAAGAAAACCTAGATGCTCAACCTCGTTTGTATTATCATGATGAAGTTGCCTGGTCTGTAGCAGAGAAAGATGCTGACAGAGTTCTAGAAATATTAATAGAATCTTTTGCTGAAGGTCCTAAATCTGTTGGTGTTACTATCATGGATGGTGAAGGATCAATAGGTAATAACTATGCAGATGTACATTAAATGAAAGGAAATGATATGTCAAAAATAAATATGCTAGTAGATGCTGACTCGATATTCTTTAAGGTTGCTTACGGTGCAAGCGATAATAAAGATTTAAGAGTTGGCTATGATACTTTTTGTAGAAAGATGGAGCTTGAAGTAACTAATAAGCTAATCAATCCATTTAAAGATGAAGAAGTTCTTGCACCTTTATACGCAGTTAAGGGTAAGAATAATTATAGAAAAGAATTAAGCTCTGATTATAAAGCAACTCGTCCAGACTTAGATCAAGATATAAAAGATAAACTAAATTTCCTACATACCTATGCACTTAGCAAAGGTGCTGTTGCTTCAGATGGTATGGAAGCTGATGATCTTGTTTCTATATGGGGTTATGAAGCTCGAGGTAAGGATGAGCAGTATGTTATATGTGGTATAGATAAAGACTTACTACAAATTCCAGGTAACCATTATAACTATGGTAAGAATACCTGGACTTTTATTGATGATGATACTGGTAACTATAACTTAATGATTCAATGTTTAACAGGTGACAACGCTGATAACATTACAGGTCTTAAAGGTATAGGTCCTAAGAAAGCTGCTAAGATACTGGAAGGTGTAATAGGAGCAGCTGATAGATGGGAACGAGTAATAAAAGAATGGGAAGATAAAGACATGCCTAGGTATGAGCTAGAAAAATCCTATAAACTATTAACAATGCTAACCTCATGGGAAGATTATGAAAGAATTAAAGCATACATTCATGGTAAAGCCACTGTCCGCAAACCTAATGACGTACAGAAACAAGACGATAAAACAGAAAGTATATCTGGAATATCAAAATGAATTAAGAGATGAGATGATGGGTCAGCAATGGCCCTTCGGCTCTGACCTAGTTACATTCTTTATTGTCGCTGGGTTTTCTAATAAAGGTGCTGACTTAGATAATGTTTTAAAACCTTTGTTCGATACCTATCAAGGAATCTTTGAAGAGTTTAATGACAACAAAGTTTATCATAGTGAACTACATAAAGTTATAATGCCTAAGGGTAAAGAGTTTCTTTATGTTAAGATCAGTGAGTTAACCGATGAACATATAAAAGAAAGTGAAAAACATGCAGAAAAGATACACACAAACGGGGTGCCCTAAGTGTGACTCATCAGATGCGTTTACAACGTATGACGATGGCTCTCACTGTTTTGCCTGTGGCTACTCAACTAATAAGAAAGTAAAAGAAATGAATGAATTCAAAGACTTAAGTACTAATACCTCATCTAATACGTTAGCTGAGATACAAGATTTAAATAGCTTTGCTCTTGCCTCTCGAGGTATATCAAAGCAAGTGATAGACTACTTCGGTATTAAGATGTCTGTAAATCCAGATGGATCAGGTGGTTCACACTACTATCCTTACACTAAGAATGGACAGGTCGTATCATATAAAGAAAGAATATTACCTAAGTCTTTTCAAATACATGGAAGCTTTGCTGATACAGAATTGTTCGGACAGAACGCTGCATCAGGCGGTAAGACTTTAGTAATTACTGAAGGCGAACTAGATGCTTGTGCTGTTGCTCAATCATTCTTAGATAAATATAATAGAATCTTTCCTGTAGTATCTATACCAAGCGCAACAGGTGTAAGAGTATTACTAGAACAAAGAGATTGGATTAGATCATTTGAATCTATCATACTACTATTTGATAATGATGAAGCCGGTCAAGCAGCAGTAGAGAAAGCCAGTAAGATTATAGGAGCTGGTAAAGTTAAGGTTGGTAAACTAAAAGAAAAAGATCCTTGCGATCAACTGCTTAAGCATGGATCTAGTAGTTTACTTAGAGCATACTGGGATGCACAAACCTGGTCACCAGCTGGTTTAGTTGTTGGCGAAAAAATATGGGATCAGTATAAGCAAAGACGTGATACTAAATCTGTACCTTATCCAGATTGCTTAGCAGGATTAAATGAAAAGATAAAAGGATTAAGGCATGGTGAAATTACGTTATTTACTTCTGGTACAGGTTCCGGTAAGAGTACAGTTATTAAAGAAATCGTTCTTGATTTACTCGCTAAGACTGATGATAAGATCGGTCTCATATCTCTCGAAGAATCAGTCGGAGATACCGCCGAGAAATTCATTGGTATGTTTCTTAGAAAGAATGCAGTCGCTGGAGAAAATATTTCCGAAGCCGACGAGCGGACAGGATTTGAATCTGTGTTTGGAACTGAGCGACTTGTATTGCTCGATCACCAAGGATCGGTCGGCGACTCTAGTCTCATTGACAAGATTGAATACATGGCTCTTATGGGTTGTAAGTATTTGGTTCTTGACCACATTACCATCGCAGTTAGTGAGGGTACTGAAGGGCTTAGTGGGAATGAAGCAATAGATAAGATGATGAGTGACCTACTAAAGATAGTAAAGAAACATAATGTTTGGTTAGGTTTAATCTCACATCTAAGAAAATCACCAGGTGGTGGTAAGTCTTTTGAAGAAGGTAACCTTGCATCAATAGATGATATCAAAGGTAGTGGTTCTATTAAACAAATCTCATTTGATATTATATCTTTTGCAAGAAACCTGGTATCCGAAAATACTGATGAAAGAAATACTATTAAGTTTAGAGTTCTTAAATCTAGGTTCACAGGTCTTACTGGTTCAGCTGGTGCTGCTTCGTATGATAATAGTACTGGCAGATTAAATTATGTTACCTCAGAATTTACGAGTATATAATGAATAAATTAGATAGATATGATGCTATGTATATGGAAGTAGCTATATGCATATCTCAGATGTCACATGATACTGATACCAAAGTAGGCTCAGTTGTTGTGAAAGATAATAACATACTTGCATTCGGATTTAATGGCATGCCTAGAGGTATGCCTAACGAATGTAAGCATGCTGATGGTTCTACTAAGCCTGAAGTAATACATGCTGAAGCTAAT